TGGTAGAGCTGCTTCTGTTGCTCAAGTATTAGATGTTACAGATCTACATGATGTTAAGCAGGTTGCAGTTTACGGTTCTAATGTAATTGAGCCTTATCACTACGCAAATAAATTATTACATTTAACTAATCAATGGGGTAAGCCGCCACTTCTTATCGAAAGAAATAATTGTGGCGCCCAGGTTATTGATGCTCTCTTTCATAAACATTTTTACGATAGATTGGTTAGTTGTTCTAAGTTAGCTAATACAGGCTCTTTTTCAAACACTAGACATATCGGGGTATTAAGCCATAACAACCTTAGATTTGCTGGTGTTGCTAACATGCGTTACTGGTTAAACACTCTTCAGGTTGTTTCTCTTAACGATATGGATTCCATTAAGGAACTTGAAACGTTTATTCGTTACCCTAATGGAACATATAGAAAGAAAAATGATAATTTCTATGACGATAGAATTATGGCTCTTGTTTGGACACTCTTTATTTTAGAACCAGAAATATGTCAACAATATTTTCAAATAGAAGATTACGACGAACAAGGCAAACCTTTAAGAATTAGTCCCGGTGATTATTATGAGTCAGATCCTGAATTATATATAATAAGAGAGTTAAATAATAATAGCACACCTGCACATTTAACTATTGATAACAATAACACTACAAGGTATCAACCTCTAATATCTGAAGAAGAATTTCATAAATTAGAAAACGATACAGGTTATTTTGATTTATTAGAAAGTGGATGGGCACCGCTACAATAATATGGATACTTGCGAAAATCCCACTCAACAGTCTGTACTTAACCGCTCCAGTAAAGATAAATTTTTACTGGTTCTTAATTTGCCTCAAGTACTTAAAAAGCAAGCTATTACAGATAGTTCAATAGATATTGACCCACTACAGATAAGTGTACATGGCACAATTGTCCCTGCTGTAGCCGTGCCATCTAACGAAGTACGGTATGCAGGTCAATCGTATAATGTATCAAGCTATTCAAGACCGAATTACCCACCGTTAACAGTTAATTTTATTATAGATAATAAATTTAGAAATTATTGGTTACTCTGGAAATGGATGTCTATATTAAATTCTCCTACTGGTAGTATGTACGCTGGTACTGCTCCGGAGTTAGAAACATACAAAGATAGAATTAATAGCGGTATTAATACTGAGTATCAAAGTAATTTTTCTATTTTTAGTCTTAATGAATATAATCAAAAATCAGTAGAATTTATATATCATAATGCTTTTATAACAGGATTAGGAGCTATAAATTACAGCTATAGAGATGAAGGAATCATTGAATCTACAGCGGAATTTCAATTTAGTCAATTAGATATTAAACTTTTAGGTTAAAAAAATACACCGAATAAGCATAAATAATATTACAAATATTATGCGTTCAATTAATTCTCCAGGTGTACAGATTATCGAAACCGATTTGTCCTTAACGACACAAATCGGAGGAGGTACAAACATTTTCGTACCAGGCTTTGCTGCTCAAGGTCCTACTGATGAAGTAATTTTAATTACTTCGATTTCTGAGTTTGAAACAACTTACGGTACACCTGATACAGCTGCAGAACGTTATTTTTATTATACTTGCAGAGAGGTTCTTAATTCACCCGGTACACTCTTAACAACTCGTCTTCCATACGGAAGCGGCTCTGGAGCTGGTTTTGCCACTCAGTATAGTGCTCTTTTGTTCCCGGTTGCTTCTGCTGCTAATTCTTTTACAATCGGTGCACCTACACACATATCATTAGATCAGACAACATACGATAACATACAGCAAAATAATATATCCTGGAGTAGCTTAACCACTGGTACCCCTGTTTCCGGTACTGGTGCACTATCCGGTACTGTCGTGGATTATGTCCCTAGTGCTGCTTCCTTCAATGGGTTAACATTTACAAATACAGGTATTATTGTTCTTAACAGTGCACAAACAACTGTTAATGAAGGTTTTGAAGGTTATTACGTTTCTATAACTGACAACAATGAATTTGGCCCTGATACAGATTTTACTTCTGTAAATAACATACTAAGTCTTACAGCTCAAGATTCATTTTATCAGATTCCTTCAACTAGAATTGGTTTTGCACTATCTGGGGCAAAAGCAACTGCTGGTACAAATTCTATTTCAGAAGTTATCGAATCTATACCGACATATAATTTCGGTGATAACTTTTATAGTGATTCAGTTATTGTTAATCTTTTCAAAGTTCGTAATTCCACTTACGAGCCTCAGTCCTTAGTATATTCACTTGCTGAATCGCACATTGGCTCTCTTGACGCTAATAAGAAGACTGTTGGTGTTGTCGGTGGCACACCTAAGTCTTTCTTTATCAGTGATGTAACTAACAATCAATCTTCAAATATACAGATACTTGTTAATCCGTTAATTTCTAAGAAAACTCAATGGAGCAGCCTTAGCTCAATTAATCCAGCTAAAACTGTAAGAAACCATATTTCTAGTAAGTCTCTCTACGCCGGTGGAGTTTTTGCCCCTTCCTATCTATACGATAGCGGTAAGACAGTTGGTAACATTATTACTAAGGTTGAAAGAGCTTTAACCCACATTGAAACATCTGAATCAGCCGTTATTGATATTGTTCTTGATTCCGGTTTATAAACAATATTTGCTAACACATCCGGTGGTGGTAATTACGACGATACAATCTATTCAAACGTTGCATCTCTTAGCACAGAAAACGATCCAATCATTCAGCGTTGGGCTACAATGTACAACGAGTTTAACAACTTCGTACAGAACACTCGTAAAGATTGTGTATTCATCGCAGACCCATTAAGACAGATTTTCGTTAATGGAGAAGACGTTAAGACGCTTGCTATTCGCGGAAATACCTTCTCTACTAACATCTATACACCGTTAAAGAAGCTTCTTACCGGTGCTGGTGCTAATTCAAACTACTCAGCTATTTACGGTAACTGGGTTAAATCTTACGATGCTTATACAGATAAGTTCGTCTGGTTACCTGCTTCAGGTTATGTTGGAGCTATTTACGCTCGCACAGATACAAACACCCAGCCCTGGTACGCACCTGCTGGTTTAAATCGTGGAGTTATTAACAATATTGTTGATATTGCCTTTAATCCTAATCAGAAGCAAAGAGACTTCTTATACACAATTTCGATTAACCCGATTGTCAATTTCTCAGGCGACGGTTACGTCGTATTCGGTCAGAAGACTTTACAGGCTAAACCTTCCGCTTTCGATAGAGTTAACGTCCGTCGTTTATTCTTAGTACTTGAAAGAGCAGTACAGAACGCTGTTAAGTACTTTGTATTCGAACCTAACACAGAGTTCACACGCACTAGACTTAAGAACACAATTACACCTGTGTTTGAATTAGCTAAGAATACAGAAGGTCTTTACGATTACTTGATCGTTTGTGATGAAAGAAATAATAACCCCGATGTTATTGACCGTAACGAACTTGCAGTAGATATCTATATCAAGCCAGTACGTGCCGCTGAGTTCATCTTAGTCAACTTCATTGCAACTCGTACAGGTCAGAACTTCCAAGAGTTAATCTAATAAATATTTACACATATGGCACAAAACATCTCAGACTTCTATAGAGCAGTACAATCCCAGGATTTTGCACGTCAATTTCAATTTCGTGTAGTACAGCTTGCTAACACTAACCTCAGTGAAAGTCAGCTCGTATACCTAGAAACAGCTAGCCTACCTGGTAGAACAATTAATAATGTTCAGGTACCATTTATGGGACTTAACTTTAACGTTCCGGGTACTGCTTCCTATCCAGGATCTGAAGCTTATTCAGTTACCTTCCGTTGCGATCAGAATTATAACATTCGCGCATTACTTGAGAATGCTACATTCAACACATTCGACGACGGTACATCTACCGGTAATTTTAATATTGCTCGTAACTCATCGGTTATTACTCTTAATCTCTTAGGTAAAAACGGTTCCACAGTTCGTCAGTACACTCTTTACGGGGCTTACGTTACTAGTATTCAGGATACAGCCTATAACATTGGTGATAACGGTGCAATTGTTACTGTTGGTGCTACACTCGCTTATCAGTATTGGAAAGTAACAAAGACAAGCACATCTCCAACCGTATTGGTATAGTAAAAAATAATAGCAATAAATAATATTGCTATATGGCTTTAGAGATTACATCACCTATTTCCAACGGATTGTCTCAGCCCGTTGGTGGTGGTCCGGTTTTTACATCAGCTTCGAAAGCATCTCCAAAAACTACAGCAGCAGGTTCTCCGGGTTCAAATAGCCCCGGTAATTATACACCCGAATTTACAGGTCAAATACCTTTTTTCTTACAAAGTTTTTTAAGTAGACCAGCAAGTGCACTACCTAAAGGAGCTCAGTGGGTATTAACATTTGATGGTGCTTTTATTTCAGGTAATGAAGCCGGTTACACTGAAGTATTACCTGTACAAGCAATTAAAAAGGGTATCAAATACGAACCTCGTCAATGGAATATTGACAGAGCTATAGACACGCTAATAATTGACGAGTATCAAAAAACTAAAGGTTGTATGTTCGTACAAGCAGTACAAATACCCGGTGAAAGCAATCAAGCAAACCCCGAAGGGCTTCAACAGAATGGTTTTATTAGAACAACAACTGGTAATGGTAGAGATGCCTTTCAAAATTTACAAATAGTTTTTCTTGAAACAAACGTAAGTTTTGTTGATAATCTTATTAGACCTTGGGTTATTGCTACATCTCATTTAGGTATGATAGCAAGAAGAGGGCCTGAAAATTATCGTTGTAATATATCAGTATACAAATTAGGTACTACAACTCAAGAAAAACCTCCATTTGTATTACAGAGATATACATTCTTTGGCGCTTGCCCTATAAGTGTTTCCGGGGAAGAGTATAACTATACTCAAACTAGTAATCCAGTAAATAGAGAGACAACCTTTATATATCACTACTACAATATGGAATCTGTACCAGGCAACTTAGCTATTAGTAATAATGCTGCTAATCAACCTATACCTCTTAGTACACCTGTTTACGGTAAAAACGTTAATGTTGCTATGGCAACTAAGGCTTAACACTTGTTAAAATAGTAGTTTTAGTATAAGTGTTAATGTGAGTGAAGATTTTTTAATTAAGCTATCATTGACTGATAGAGATATTCTTTTTAGTGAACTTAAAGTAAAGCACTATAAAACTATATTAAAGAGTATACTCGGGGATGAAATTGATTACGTAAATACTTTTACTAATATTAATAATGTTATTGTACAAATAACTAATTTAACATTATCTGAAATAGAAAGTCTTAATTTTTTAGATTATTTTTTACTCCTATTTGAAATAAGAAGTAATAGTATCGGTAGCTTAATAGTAGCTGAAACAACAGATAATAACTCTACAAAGATTGATATTAATATACAAAAATTAATCGAGCATTTACGAAATATAGATTTAAAGCAATTATTACAAATAGATGTAATAAATGATATTATTATTTCGTATAAATTACCATCTATAAAAGAGCTTATAGAAATTAATTTAGATGAAATTGAAAGTATATATTATACATGTTTAAAAAGTATAACTTTAAACAATAAAACAATTAATTTTCAAGAGTATAGTAAAAACGAGATAAAAAAAATATTAGGTAGGTTACCTTCTATATATACAACATGTATAATAAAACGTGCTCAAAATTTTATTAATACGTTTAATAATATGAATCTCATAAGTCATTTAAAAGGGTTAGAAGATAAACAACTTATTTTTAATTTTAATATCAAAAATTTAGGTATTATATTAAAGTTATTTTTTGGAGAAAATTTATTTTCTTTATATGAAAATATATTTTTACTAGCTAGAAACGCTAACTTACCACCACAATATATTGAAGATTGTACTCCCGGAGAATATCATCTATACATTAAACGACTTGAAGCAGAAAACAAAACAACAACCTCAACTCCTAACAACGATCAGGTTAATGACGACTTTACTGATGAAGACGAACATATAGATTTATTCGATGTACCTCAAATGCCCCCAGTTACTTCAGTAGCTAACTTTTAATACATATACTTGATAGTTATAATAAAAACATTTAAATAAACATATGAGTGAAACATCTACTGTAAACAATCTAATAGAGTTCTTTAAAGAGCTCGATACCGTTAACGGTTACGATGCTTATATACCTTCCCTTGATAGAGACGTTAAATTTAAACAATTAACAACAGAGCAGTTAAAGTCCCTACTTAAAACAGCCATAGGTGCTCCAGTCTATAACACTGATTTTATACTAACGTTTAATAGTATTATAAAAGAAAATTGTCTTGATAAAAGTATTGATATCGATTTATTTACAATCTACGATAAACTTTTTATTATTTTTAAAACTAAAATAGAATGTATATCTCCTGATTTTACTTTTTATTTTTCCGATGACGAAATTAGGGATTACAGTCTTAATGATGGTTCTTCTTCTATCTCCTTACTCAATCATTATAATATTTTTAAAAACAAAAACAAAAAAATTGTTAACAAAACCATACAAATTAATAATATAACTATTGAATGTGCATTACCTACACTAGGTATTGAAAATAAGTTTGAAAAAGAACTACATAGTAACAATACATATGACGATTTAACAACAAAAGATTTACAAGATATAGTAGGAGATACGTTTATTAACGAGATTAGTAAGTTTATAGTTAGTATTACTATTGACGAAAATAAGCATGACTTAAATACTATTACCTTCACTGATAGAGTGAAAATTGTTGAAAAGATACCCGTTAATATAGTTAATGATGTAATCAAATATATAGAAGAATATAAAAATATTACTAAAGAACTATTAGTATATGTTTTTAATACTGATAAAGAAGTATACTTTGAAAAAGAATTTCCCCTAGACGCTACGTTGTTTAATATCTAATACAAAAACTCTCTTCTTAAATATATAAGAAGATGGCATCTAAGATAAAAAGTTCTAGTAAAGAGGTACCTCCTGTAATTACTGAGGCTATTGAGAGTATTGCTCAGAAATATGATGTCTCAGGTGAATTTCAAAGAGTAATTGAAGAGCAGGCAACTGCTGCAGTAGGTAGTAAAAAAACGTCTTTAAAGAAAGGTAATTTAATCGGTATAGCAAGAGACGTTTTAAATAGAAGTACAAAAAGTAAACTCGAAGATTCTCCAGCTGTAGCTCAAGTACAGCCGTTACAAGGTTTAAACAATAATAGAATTAAGTCTTTATTACAAGGCTTAATGGGCTTAGGTGGTTTATTAAAGAGTAGTGCTAATATTACCCCTGCTAAACCAACAGCTACATCTGATACCAATACAACACCTCTTCCAACTACAGCTACAGTTACACCTACCGCACCTGTTAAAATACCAACTAAGCGGGAAGAAAAAGACCTTATTAAGGATAAAGAACCACAAGTTGTTCTTTTGGGTGGTATAACAAACGAAGGCATAAGTGACCTACAAAAAAAATTACCGGTTGTTCTAAAGGATGTTTTAGACGAATTAAAAAAAGGTTTAAAGGATATTAAGCTACCTGAAGTAAAACAATCTACTACAACTACAAGTAGCGGAAGCGGTGGTTTACTTGGCGGTCTTTTAGATGGCGGTGTACTCGGTTTAGCATCTGATTTCTTTAGAAGAAAGAAAGGTTCAGCTGCCGGTAATATTTCTAGAAATCAAAAAGCAAAAGAATTAAAAGCAGAAAGAGCTGCACGTAAAGCTGAAACAGGTACAACTTTAAAAACAGCAGAAAAAAACTCTCCTGAGAGGGTAGCTCGTGCTAAAGAATTAAAAGCAGAAAGAGCAGCACTTAAAGCTGAAACAGGTACAACTTTAAAAACAACTGAAAAAGCTGCAGTTAAGGGAACTGAAAAAGCTGCAGTTAAGGGAACTGAAAAAGCAGTTGCTAAGGGCGCCGGTAAAGCAATCGCAAAAGGTGCTGGCAAAGGCTTACTTAAATCAGGATTAAAAAAGATACCTATCTTAGGGGCTGTAGCAGGACTTGGTTTTGGTGCTCAACGAGCATTAGCAGGAGACTGGCTGGGTGCAGCCGGCGAAGTAGCATCAGGAGCTGCAGGTAGTTTACCAGGTCTCGGTACAGCTGCAAGTGTTGGTATTGATGCTGCTTTAGCGGCTAGAGATGTTTATAAAGAAACAAAGCAAACAGAAGCTCCGTCAGATGAGATAAAAGAAGCTATACCACCTTCGGTAGCACCAAGTGAAAGTATACAACCTGTTAAAGAAGGTAATCAAGATTTTAAACCGGTAAATGAAGTTGC